GTCGGTTGCCGTACCGCCTCTAATAACCGCTATTTTGACCCATGATGATGGTTTTCTAATTGTGTAAGACTGCGGTAGTGCCGGATCCCATGTTTGTTCAGTACCACCAGGAGTGGCTGCTCCACCATTATCTGGCCCTGACGCTGCGCGAGCGATATAGCGCAAACCATTGCTAACGACCTCTTCACCGATGCTGTAGTTGACTAATTCAGACCACAGTTGTTTTAGTGCTGGAATATCATTGTTAAATTGTTCTTTAGTTAAGTACTGGGAGTGCGGATCATTATCATCGGTATGCGCTTTAATACGTGCTTCCAAATCTTCCCAATCTACATACACTTTTGACAGATCAACTTTGCACTCAACATTGCTCGCGTTGGTTGTGTACATTTCCACGGCATAGCGAACCGAATCGGTAGCACCTTGCTCTATGGTTGGCTTGTAATCCCCTTTTCCGCGAGCGTAACCGTAAAGTGTGCCGTCTTCTAAGCGGATCGCCACTTCATGAATATGAAAACCACCTACATCTGCAGGTAAATCACTCTTAAATACTAATAGTGTTGGGCTTTCAGGGTCAAACAGCATACCGCATGGAACGGCGTACTCTTCTTGAATCATAGTGGTTTGCAAGCGAGGGTCACTTCCATCAGCAAGTAGCCCGCTACCAAACACCATTTCTTTCACGGGTAGCTTTCGACCTAATTGGATCGAGTTGTTTTCTGCTGCAATCCCTGCATTCGTTAAATAGCAGCGCAAGTCTGTATCTTGATTAGCCATGTTTAATTCTCACCGACTTAACTGAATGAATAGCAATCGCTCTGGTTTTTGGTAGAGCGTAAATAGGAGGAATGGGTTCGGCGGCTTTCACTCGCACAATACGTGCACTATGAAGCACCAAAGCACGATACTTATTGGCGCTGTGTAACCGTGAAAGCGTGGTTGTAACGCTGTCTCGTTCCGATTTATAAGCCGTAATTCGCGCATTAATACGTTGCGACATCTCCGCTGTAAGCGGTTGATCAAGCAATCTGGCATCAACGTCAATGGAATACGCTGCATCACCACGGGTGACGGCAGAAGCAAAGCCCAGCGCATCAAGCGCCGTTTTAAGCCCTGTTCTGGTTCCGGCCTTGCTGTGTATAGGAAATGCTTTATCTGTCGTTTTACGTTGCTGCACTATCGTGTCGGTAGGCTGCCAATCTGCAACACCGCGCTCACCCGCGAGTAGCACAACGAACTCATCAGCGGTTAACTGTGGGTTCTTTAAATTTGGGTAAGGGTTAGTTGCTCGCGCTAAAATACGCGCCCATGCGTATTCTAATGACTCTTCGATGAGCGTTCGGTTGTCAGGTTGAACGCTAACAAACTTATTCTGCTCTGACATCAATGATCACCTCTGTACAATGTGGCGCCTCATCCCATTGACACACCACATCAGCAGCAGGTTCTAACACCTTCACTCGCTTCACACCCAGTTCGTAGAACTCGTGGCCGATCTCTTCAACATCAATCACTTCTTCTAAGCGATGCTTGCGCTCAGCAAAGGCCATTCCGGTTTGCTGCGCCTGAGCTTTGGTGACATGGTTATTTGGATTTGCGCCGGTATAGAGCACGACGCTGATCGTATAAGGAATAGGTGTCGCGGCTTTTGTGGTGATCTCATCACTTTCTTGAGCAATGTCATCACGGTTTAAATACTTGCTCGTGCGTTCAAGTAGCGCGGCACTCGGAATGCCGTTGGCGGTTTCACGGCTAAGAATCGCCACCGAAACCTTACCAGAATTCGGCTCGGTCATTCTGGCCTGTGCATCTTTCACAAGAGCTGGTTGAGCCGCTTTCGGAAATTCATAGCGTACAACCACCGCGTCTGCTTCCGACTCAATCTTAATCACTGGCCGCTCATCCAAAGTTAACGCATGGAAGCGGTAACCTAACCGAGTTCCGGTGGTATGGAACTGGTACGGCGCTAAATCAAAGCGACGTAAGAGATCATCATTAGATTCAAGAACAGCGGGTTTAGGTGGAAACACTGAGGTATCTTCTGGCTGTAAGACTTGCCGTTTCAAGTTGTACTGCAGCGCCATTAAATCCACCATGTCGCTTTCTGTCACGAACTTACGAAACATCTGCAGCGCCCAGTAGTTTTTCTCACGGGTATCAGCAATGTATTTCAGCACTAAAGCTTGCAGCACTTGCGCGAGTAATTCACTGTCATTAGTCAACGCCTCTTGCAAATAAGCAGCTTTCTCTACATCGCTTGCTGCGCAGTGCTCTACAGCAAACGCAACATACTCAGCAAGCAGCGTTTCAAAATCGGGCTCTTGAAACGCTTTCGGGCGGTTATCTTGAGTTGTCATACATCCACACTCGTTCTTATTGCTTCACCATTCCACTTGCCGACCACGCTCACCACAAAACCGCGTGCAGTTGGCGTGGCTTGACACTGTTCGATCGTCAAACCAATCAATTGATTATTAGGATTAGTTAACGCTTCAATGGAAAGGTTTTGCACAATTAATGCTTCAGACGGGCTTTGATTTTTCCCTAAACGCTCAATGGCTCGGTTACCCAGCGCACGGCGCTTAACCCGAGAACCAACTTGAGTGGTTAGCACTCGCTTAATTCGGCAACTCAATGCAGCAAGCCCGGTGACAGTTAAACCCGATTCTTGATCAATGCCCACTATCATTTTTTAGCCTCAGTTGTCGGCCTATTTTCATCGTCATAGTGGAAGTGCAGTTTCACGCTATAGCCATCAACCACTACATCACCACCGGTGATCTCCATCGAACCGGCAAAGGTAGCCGCGCCACCACTTGCACCACCAGAAACTGCAAACGCGCCTTGGTGGTTAAACAGGCCCGTATTAATCAACTTGCCTGTGAATATGCTATCGCCTGTGCGGTTCGTATTACCTGTGTGTTCTTGGTTACCAATGTGCGTTAAGTCTGCATTCAAAAACATGCCGCCGGGGTAGTTGCAAGTGATCGAACCTTCATCGAGGTTATACAGCTCAGTCATGCCGCTACCGTAATCCGTCATCACTTCGTTTTCTTGCAAAGTCGGAAAGGGAAACTGGTTAGAACGCAATCCCATCAGCGCGGCGGCATTGTTTAAGTTGTCACCATGGCCAAGGTTAATCAGAATGCACTGCTCACCAACGGTTGGGCGGCGATAATGTTTGACTCGTCCCGCCGCAGGCACAAAAAAAGGCACACCCTCAGCTAAGTTTGTGCCTGTTTGAATATCCACCGTTCGTTCATGGGCCGCTTTAACTGTGCCCAGCCGGATAATATTGGCTAATCGCCTATTGGTATCCTCAAGGTCTTCTCTCAATGTCCGAACTTCATTCTGAAGCGACGCTACTCTCTTGATTAAATCCATCCAATTCAGCCCCGCCAATTTCACCATACACTTCGTTAACTGGGCCCATGCGTATCCGTTGTTTCATGGTCACCGTTCTGGCAAACACACCAAGCTCCGGTTGGAAACGGCTTGGGTTATTTGAAACTGGGATCGCTTCTTCGCAATCATCACTTTCACCAAAGAACTCATTAAGCAGCTCACGATCAATGCGTGTCGATGCATCAAGCGCTTCAAGGTCAAAGTCAGCCACTGACGTGGGAACCTCAATCAAGAACCTCAGCTCAATATCGTGAATGTGGCGACCATCGTTTGAATAACTGCGTACTGGCTCTGCCTCACCTACTAAATAGCTAATCTTCGTACTCGTTAATTCATCAGGGCTGCGCGTGTAAGTTGATTTGATTTCAATGTTTAATGCTTGCTCTAAATGAGCAATAACTTTTTCAACCCACTCACGCGGCGAGCGAAAGAACGTTTCTGAACTCACGATGGAAGAACTCCTCAAACTTACGATTAATATCAGGCAAATAGTTATTGATGATCTCTTCCGTATCCGCAGATATATCGACGGTGACCAGCTCAATGCTGCTTCGTTGTTTTCCAGTACGTCGAAACACCAGCAGCTCATCGCTCTGCATATGTGAAATAAACGCACCGTCATAAAAATCACTGCCAACACGAACGCCAAGCTTGTTTTGAATCGGCTTACCGGTTCGGTGTACACCAATCTCATTCACACCGATCCACAGCTTTGAAATGCGCCCATTTTTGTAATTACGAAAACGAGAACGCAGCGCCTTGTTGTCGATTTTCAGCTCATAGCCTAACTCGGCCATTGTCACAGCTCTTAGCCAACGGTTGGTGAGTGTGGCCGCGCGTTGAACCGCTTTCGGGATCTCTTTTTCAAACGCTTCGTATTTGCGGATAAACTCCGTATCCAACAACAGTCGATTGCTATTGGTATTCAGACCAGCCATCACCACGCGCCCCGCTGCCTTTTTGCACCATCACATACTCGCGTGTGATCTGGCTATCAGTGCCGGTTGATTTAACAGGCATCTCATAAACCAACATATACGGCTTATCTTTATAAACCGTACTGCATTGCTCTGGTAACGCTTCATCAGTAAGTAAGCGATGCACAGTGTGCTCACCGCGCTTTGCACTTTGTATGTACCCAATAATCTCTCGCTGATCGCCTTCTGCTGTCGTCACTAAAATAGAATGCCCAAAGCAATCCGCGATAGATGCCCGGAGTAGCCCCCGAGCAGATTCAAATAAGCTACTCATACTTAAGCAGCAGGGACGATTTCAGTGATCACACCGCCAGTCAGCAGCACACCACCGTCAACGAACACACCAACAGGTTGCGAAACCGTACCTTCTGCCGTGGGTTTCGTTTTAGTAAACTCGCCCGCTTCAAAGTAAGCTGCATCACAATCAAAGCTTGGTGTGTCACCCACTTTAATCGGGCCATCAAAGTGCCCATCAATGTGGCACGTCACCACTTCACCCGCTTTAATGGTTTGCATTGGCACAACCAACAAACTGCCCACCAAACAAGGGATGTCTTTTTTAAAGCCACCCGTTGGAGCGATCACTGCAATTTTTTTACCGTCACTATAGCGCATCGTTTTCACCATTTTTTATCTAGATAAACAAAAGGGCGAGACACGCTCACCCTTGGTTTGATTGCTTTTTATTTACTCAAAGGTTGCTTTCGCGATACCACGGCGATCAACGACTTTCGATGAAATATCGTAAGTAATGCGGAATTTCGCACCGTCGCTTGTCCAGCCGTCACCCGTTTCCAACCAAGGGTCTTGCTGGCCATCAAGGAAGCCCATGACTACCGAATCAAAGTCTTTCGATGTCAGAGCAATCGCACCATTCACGTCAGTTAAGCGCGCAGTTTCAATCACTTTATTGAACTTCTTATAAGCAGGGTTAAAGCTGTCTGGCTTGCTGGCAGTATTCAATACCGCTTCAAGCATGGATGCGTGATCAGGGTGAGCAATCAAGAACTCACCGCGCAAATCTAGCGCATCGCCGCCGCCGTCTTTCTCACCGCCAAATGGTACGCTGGTCGCAGTAGCAAATACCTTATGCAGTGCCATAATAAGCGCCGCGTAATCATTGGCAGGAATGTTAGCGACAAGGTTTCCCCACTTATCAGCGCTTGGCGCAGCTTGGAATACAGATTTACCGTCGCCCATTTTCCCGCTCAAAATGGAGTTAAACATCAACTTATCTGATAAACGGTAACCCGCTTGCATGAACTTGCGTGGCACCTTAGCAATCAAGCCAATTTCATCATTGATGATCGCTTGGCGGGTAAATTGAATCGCTCGGCCAAAGGTCGCCAATTGAATACGCTCACCGCTGCCTTTTAGCAGTGCGGATTTATACTCACCATCTTCACCAATGGCCATCAAGTCCGGCGCATCATTCACCATTACCAACTCGGTTTCACGAAAATCACTGAGGTTTTCCACGTTTGCCAGTTCACGCCACAATGGCGCACGCACTTTGGTTTCATCGCGCATTACGGTACGAATACTCTCGGTAATGATGTCGCCAAAATCGCCACTGTTAAACGCGCGGTTAACCAGTTCGTTTTTGGTTAAACCCGTACCCGCATTGACGCCCAAGCTAGCACGCGCCATGTTCAGTAATGATTCATGACCAAACGAGTTTTGCTTGTCTAACTCAGCCACACCCGCGCGGGCATTCAGTGCGTTTTGAAGTTCCTCTTTTACGTGATTGCCATTGCCAATGTGTAGATGAGTTGCGGTTAAGTTTGCTTTGGTACCCGAACTGCTATGATCACCCAACGCATTCAGTAACTGTTCACTGGCGGTTTCAATCGTAATGTTCGGGTTGTTGAGAACCTGATTAGTCAATTCATCACTCAGATTTAAGGTTTTGCAAAGGTTACGAAGATTCTCTTTTTCGTTACCCATATTGAGTAAAATTTGGCTGGACGCCTGCTCTACAGAACATTCTGTATCTTCTAACAATTTGTTGACCAGCTCATCACCTACGTTATGCTTTACACATAAAGCACGAATATCTTGCTGGCGTTTGTTTTCTGCTTTGACTGCGTTTTGCAGTTCTTCAGGTGTTAGTGGTTTCGGCATATCGCTTACCTGTTCGTCTAAATGGTTTTGTAAATGATTAGGGTCGGCGTCTGCCGCCTGTTTGGTCGGTTCTCGTTTGCTACCTTTAACTGATTGCAAATTGAAACCATTGATTAATGAATCAGGTACGTTTTTATAATTCGAAATGTCCTGAATATCGTCTTCGGTAAAGCAGTTGGTTAAATCAACCGGGTCGGTCACTTCATCAACCAAGCCCCACTCAAGGGCTTTTTCAGCGGTGAACCATGTTTCTTTCTTCATTGCTTCTAGGAAGTCTTCCAACGTTTTCTTGCCGTCAGAACGATCAACGTATTGCTGGGAAATTAACTCACGCGAATTTTTCCACTGTTGCAGTGCGGCTTCTAAATCATCCTCTTCGCCCCACGCACCAATTTTCGGGTTGTGGATCATCATCGATGTGTTTGACGGCATTTGGCGAACATCACACGCGCTCAGCACATAAGTACCAATGGAAGCCACAAGCCCATCAACCACACCTGTCGTCTTACCTTTATGAGCTTTCAGTGCGTTATGCACTGCAATACCTTCGTACACACCACCACCACGAGTATGAATATGAACCTTAATATCTTTGGTTCCAATCGTCTGCAAAGCAGCAACAAGATCAATGGCAGCAATGTGATTGCTGCCAATAATGCCGTGAATGTAAAGTTGCGCTGGCTTGTCGTCGGCTTCGTTCGTTAACGTGTACCAGCGTTTATCAGTTGGTTTAGGCATCGAGAACTCCCTCGCCTTTTTCGTTGGTTTTGATTTGATCAACAGGCGCAATGTTATGAGCAGGATCAGCGGTGCTAATTATGCCCATCTCATTAAGCTGCTTGCGTTCGGCTTGAATTTCTTTGCGGGTTGCCAGTGGGTTAATATTGCGTTCACGCTGCGCTTGGCTAAGAGAGAACAAACCAAGGCGTGAGCCTTTTTCAATTCCGTCCATCTCTTTTTTCGGGTCAATCCACGGCATGACTGGGGCTTGATAAATCGCGTTGTAAACGCTGGAAGCATCAACGCTTGTTGGGATTTTCAACTCCCCCTTGAGGATCGCCATTGAAAGCGCATAACGGTACTGCGGGCGCGTCCAATTCAGCACGAACTTACGTTGCAGCACTCGGTAGCGGGCGTAGGAATCAACCAGCTCTTGGCGGTTCGATGAATACGCACCATCGTAGTTTCGTGTTACCGAAGAGTTGTTTACCCCAACCGCACTACTGACTAATTTTTGCTGACCGCCTCGAAACGGCGCGCTCATCGCCTCTTTACGGTTAGATTCCACAATCCCTGCATCTTCACCGGGCGCTAACTCAAACGAGTTACCCATACCAAGGAAGATGTCGCTGCTTCGTGAAAGGGCATCGTTATTGTCACCAGCAAGCGTAGGATCACGCTTAATATAGTAAGAAAAGCGCGAAGCAAGATCGGCACTCACCATTTCAGAGTTATCGTAACTTTCTAAACGAGAGATGAGATCAAGCACCGAGTGCAGTATCGATATGCCACGGTTTTGATGTAAGCGCCGCGTAAACTTCAAATGACAAATAAACATGGCATCGACTTCGGCAAACTCAAAACCGTTTGAATCCTTTTGGATCAAATAGCTGATTGCTTGTCCGAGCTTGTTACGCTTAATCCCTTCAATCAAACCACCTTCCAATTCAGTAATATGGCGCGGCACGAATTGCGGCTCAAATGGCTGAATAGCAAAGGGCGTAGTAGACGGATAACTAATTTCTGGGTGATGGCCCATGTACATTCGGCCAAACACTTCCCCGTCGCGCAACCAAGTTCGACACGCTAGCCATTCCGTTTCACTGCGAGACGTTTCGTTATCAATATTTTGCGCAAGCGAATGCAGCTCCCACCACTTTGAAATGGCTTGAGCAAATTCAATGTGAACCTCACCTTTGTGATCAAGCGGTTGCGGCTCAACCATAATACCGTTGGGCCCAACAACGTTCGCGCACAGCTCATCAAGAATAGCCGTTACAAATGGGTTATTTTCATCACCATCTCGCGCCCTTTCATAAATCGCTTTCGCGCCTTTATTGAGTTCGTTCGCTGAGGACTTTGAAAATTTACGCTTTTGCTTTGTTTTGGGGTCGGCAGGTAACGCAGCGGTGTATTTGTTCAGTAGCGAACGGTCATATAACCGCTTTAAGCCTTTTTCTGGGCTAAATACCGCCACCATCTTATCGAATAGGTTTAACGGATTACTCAAGGTAATTCCTCCTAATCATACTACGTCTGCCGCCAAGTGCTTCTTGAGCGATCAACCGAGTCAAACGCTCTATCTCAGCGCGTACCGTTGCCAAACTGGCAAGCGTCAGTTTTTCACCTTCTGCGGTTGTCACTTCTTGCTGCATCAGAATTTTTTGCTCTGCCGCAACGTACCATACAAGGCGTTCACGGTTAGTAGGTAATGCTGTCATCCGTAAATACCTCTTGAATGGTTGTATCGGCGCTGCTTGCGTTCAAATTCTGGTTTCACGTTGGCATCCACCACGTTCGGGTTAATTTGCCAAGGTGCGGCCCATGCGGGCGGGCTGTTCCAATCGATGTCGTCGCCACCTAAATAATGCATACCCGCTTCCGCGTAAGCGCATAAATCTAAGCTTTCGTTTCGGGTGTTTGGCGGGCAAACCCAATTGCCTTTTTCATCAATGTATTCCGCTGTCAGTTCATCAAACCAATTCCGTTCAGCCCAACCGGGCAAATGAAAATAGCGTGAACCAAATTCAAGGCGCGAATAACTGGCCGTAACACGGTTTTTAAGGCGATTGGTATGCAGTAAAAGCAGCTTAATTTCACCATGTGCTATTTTGCTGCGCTTGTCTGGGTGGCTTTCTTTAACTAGGTGATCAATATCTCGGCTTGCTCCCTTAACCAAGCGGAACAGGTGCGCCAAGCCTTGTGATTTAAGCCGGTTATAAAACTGGTAAGCAAAGTCAGTCACTGACGTTTGTTTGCCGTCCTTTTCACCTGCTGAGCCGCCAGAATCACACAGCGTTAAAACAGGCTTCATCACACGGCCAGAACCATCGGCAAGCGAGTAGGTTTTCTTCATCACTTCATCAACCAGCAAATCCCAGTCTTCTGGGTAAACCGCAGGATTAATGCGATCACCATTGCGGTGTTTAGTGGTGAGTATTTCAAAGCGATCAATCACCCACCGCTGTAGGCCAAGGCCATAAACGTGCGCTTGTACAATAAAGCGCGGGTTAGATTTACCGCCTTGAACGTCCACCGTCATGATAATAAAGCGGCCATCGAGAGGAACAACGCTGCGCGGATGATCTAATGCACGCTGCATCAGTTCGTGCGCTCCCACTTCTAAAGCGCGAGATTGCAGAATATAAGGACGACCAACATCGACGTTATAAAACGATTTTAATGAGTCTTCATCACCGCTTTCGTCATACAGCTTTTGCGCCGTTAAGTAGTTATAAACTAAGTTTTCCCAACTTTGATAAGAGGCCACAACGCCTTCAAACCAAAATGAAGCCCATTTAGATTGGCGTATTGCTGACTCATCAAAAACTTGTTCACCGAACTGATCGATCTCTCCTTCACGAAACCAGCGCCCGTGTAAATTCAATTCATGTTTTTGTTGCTCGCTAATATCACAACAACAACGAGGACAGCGGCATACCGTGCTCTTGGCTTGCTCTTGATGATCGACCAGCAATTCATTCCACTTCAGCGTTTCAAAGAGAGGTTGAAACCACGCCTTACAATCAGGACAAACCCAATAAAACCGACGCCGATCACCTTGGTTATATAACTGAGCTATCCCACCGCAAGGCTGAGCCTCATGCGCTCCGAGCTGTTCTTCTGGAACAGGGTGCCGAACTACTCGACCGGGTGAGCTTTCTGCCATGGCCATACCAGAGCTTTTGGCATTTTGAATGCGCTTTAGTAACAAACGAAATTTGCTACCCTCTTCCCCGACACCATCGTCAGCACGGTCATAATCAGAGATACCCGCATAACGAAACGTTTCTGCAGATAAGCTCGATTCGGTAGCCGAATCTAAGTTCAGGTTCATGCCATTTAAAAAATGTTTAAACGTCAGCGTATCATCTGACTTTCGCCCAGTTCTTAGCTTCTTGATTTCCGTAGTGGCCGAAAAGCAACGAGATAAATCTTTTTTAGAAATGCTTTCAGCTTTCTTTTTAGTCGAGTAGATCAGCAACATATCGCCGGGAGATTGAGTAACCGCATAGTTCACCCAGCCCTCCACCAACGCCTTGGTTTTTCCGCTTCGTGCTGGCCCCATTAACTGCAAGGCTTCATAAATTCGGCGAGCCAAACAGTTCATTGGCTCGCGCATGTACGGCACTTGGCTCGACAAAAACTTAACAGCATCGGTTCCATCTGAAATCCACAAACCGTCGTCTGCCGCTTCGACTGGGGTTTTAGATGTAGGCCGACACAGATAAGCTAAATCTCGACGAATTTGCGCAGCATCGGCGAACTCAAGATTTAAGCGAGGATCAAAGGTTTTCAAGCTCATCAGAAACGGCCCTTAAATCATAATTAAGCAAGCGCTCAAGGTCTTCCAACTGATACGAACTCACGCTAGGAATAGCGGTTTCAATCCGCGTGATAACCTTATCTTTAAAGCCCTTTATTGAAGCGATCAACGCACCAATTTCATGTTCGTATTCTGCTCTAGCAATGCTTTCCTGAGCTTCTTGCATGAGCTTTAATTTTTCAGTTTGGGCTTGAATATAAGCACGCAACTCTGCAGCCGTTTTAAAGCCCATTAAATCCGGCGCATCACTTTGTTTGATAGGGGCTTGGCAGAGGTAAGGCACAACCTGAACCACATCATAAAGTGGGGTCGAACCTTTGTGCGCAGTTGGTTCTATCCCTGCGTTTTTCAGCTTTTTACGAATGGTTGAACGGTGATACCCAAATACTTCTAACTCTGACAAGTTCCATAAGCGTTTTTCATTGTTCATTTCTTCCTCAAAGTTATAAAAATTTTCCCGACTCTCCGAGTGGTCACGCCCTTGTCGTCTATGGTTGACGTTGCCAGTAATGTAAGGAGTCTCACCTTTGACTTGCTTCTTTTTGATTCTTAACTCGCGTTCACACGTAAGGAGTAAGCGGTAAACCGCTTCGTGGTCATAGCTAACGAATTAAGACAGCGAGAAGCCAACGCGGGGGATAAGGTCACCGCCGTAAGCACGGTGGATAATGGCCTAAGCCTTAGGTGCTCGACGACACCAAAAAAGAATGCACGCTTTTGCTCTTGGCGGTGGTAGGTTTGCTTGCTTTAAGGCAGCAAGCGGGCCTTTTAATCAGAATGACTGGCTAGCGAGCATTGAGTGCGAATGTAGCCTTGTAAATAATGGATCTGCCTGATGGCTTTTGAGTTCATTTCTCGGAGATCGAGAATATCTTCTGCAACTGCTCGTTCAACTTCGGCGGCTCCTGCATTGCCCACGCTTCTGGCGCTATCGACTTTGGGCACTGGCTCAGGGCAACTGGCTTTGATGTACACCCGCTTAGCGCCGTTGCGAACGTCAGCACGAAGAGAGTCAATTTCTTTCTTTGCATTAGCGGCTTCCTCCGCATGTTTAATGCTGAGTTCATTGAAGGATTTGATTTTAGCGATTTGCCTATTGTTTAGATCAACCAGTGAATCACGCTCTTCCGTTACCTTATCAAGCTTCGTTTGCACTACCTCTCTGTTTGCTTTCTCTACTGAATACAAACTAAAAAGTGCGATGATTACGATAGTGATGACGCCAGCGACAATCATTTTCCAGTAAGCTGAAATTGACATACCTCGTCCTCAATCTGTCTGCGAGTGATCAATCCTTTCCACTTCTGACCACCCGCATACACCCATCGCTTCATTTCACTACAAGCGCCTGTTATATCACCAGCGTTCAGTTTTTTAAGCAGCGTTGAGCGAGAGAACGCGCCTACACCAACGTTGTAAGTGAAAGAGTAAAGTGCCGCCTTGGTGGGCTTTGGCAGTGCTGGTTTTATCATTGGAAGGATTTGGCGCTCGATCTTCTTTAAGTCTCGCTGTAAGAAGTATTCACACTCTTCTTTTGTGTAAACCTTCCCCTCGATAACATCCGGCCCTGTAGTGCCGTAGCAAACAGTAAGAACACCAACAACATCTCGATACGGAACATATTCTATTCCTTCAAGCGGTTTTATCATTGACGTGGCAATGGCGATTGCACCGGCACCAGCAGCAATGAGAGAGCGAGTTATATTATTTGCCTTGCTCATTGCCAAACTCCGCTTGAAAACGTTTCTTTTGCCAGTAGTTGTTTATCCACGCGGTCAGCAACATACCGCCAAACGCAATGATCACCATCCACGCATCAGCAGATACCCCACCCAAAAAGGCAATAGAAACGTTCCACCAGTTCGACATTGCGCTGGAGATTTTTTCATTCATACGCATATCCACCCCCTGCTGGAGTGTCCTTTTGCTTACTTGATTTAAAATGAAAAGCCCCACAGAACTGTTGAGCTAGATGAGAAATGACAGGCACAAAAAAAGCGCCATAAGGGCGCAGTACAGAATAATAAATGTCAGAAACACAAAAGCCCCACCGAATAGGTGAGGCTTTGCAATGTGGTAATCCTGCGGCATTTAGTGGTGAATGTCAACGCTCAGCCGCTAGATGTAGTAAATAAAATCTTGTGTTTATCCTGAATCACGCTTCATGAACGAAGTGTCAAACTTGTTTTTGGACAAAAATGAGTCAGTGAGTTTACTAAATTAGCAATTGGCAAATAACTATGAGCAATCGGTTTTTCGGAAAATGCCTCGAAAAGTATGAGGCATTTTGTTCTTGTAGTGATAACTTCTACCGAACTTAGCGTTAGTTTTATTGCATTTATCAGAAGTTGGAATTCTCTACTATCTCTGATATTGAGCCAATTTTTCAAATAATTGCTCAAGCTCTTGAGCGGTTAACTCACGTAATTCCTTTCGGCAGAGCGCAATAGCTTCGTCTAGTCTGTTTGATAGCGCTAAATAAGTAGCTTTAAAGCGAATAAAGCTACTGTAAGTTTGTGATTTTGGTGAATCTGTTCGATCAAGTATACTTATTGCATATTCAAGCTTGTCTAGTTTTCTATACTGGATAGAAAGATCACAAAGTGTTAGTACGGGGTACTTGATTTCAGGAAAGTCAAGAATGCCTTTTTCGATAACTTCGAAAGCCTCATCGACTTTATTATCAAACTTGGCAAGTGCTTTTGCTTTAGCAGAACAATATATTTCTTGTGATCGTTGCGCTGGGTTAGACTTAAGCTTCTCAATAATCTCCTCAACAACCTCTTGATCAACATTACTTTTATCTTTGTAAAATAAGCAATTGAGATAATTGTTAGCGTTGATTGGGTTGTTCTTTTGTCGCTCATACACACTTTTGGCTAAGCCAAGGGCAAGTTCGTATTCGTCATTCTGTAAGTACAACAAAACGAGTTCACCTTTAGCTCTTTGATCGTTAGGCCGCATCTCTAAAACTCGCTTGTAGCTCTCAATAGCTCTCTTTCTTTGACGAGTAATTCTGAAATAGAAACCGTGAAGAAATGAACTTTCAGGTTCCTTTATTTGCCTAACTGCACCAAAGAAGTCTTGATCATGCAACCTAGCTAATGACTGACATTTTATAAATAAGATGTGATCGATAACACTTTCATGCATATATCGAGAATTGTCCAACACACGATCAGCTAACTTTACCGCCTCTTTATAATTTGACGTTCCGCCTTTTTCATATAGTGATTTTATCGTTTTCACAAAGTACGATGGTACCAAAATGCGATTATCAATATCTTTACCTGATTTTATAGCTTCTTGTATTGAGAAAATATATTCAGATAAATCACGGTTGTCATCTGAGTACTCAGAAATGAATTTTTTAATATGCTCATCTAGGATGCTATCATACTCTGATGATGTGCCAAATCTGCTTCTAGATATGTATTCTTGAACGACTTGGTTGATTCTAATATAATCATTATTTACACCTAACTGGTCACAAACTGACATGTTAATGAAGCTTTGTGTTATTGGATAGAATTCATCTTCATTGACAAGTGAGAATAGAAATTCGTAGCTTATAAACTCGAATTTAGCTAAGAAGTATAAAAAACTCAGTTTTTTCTCATCTTTAGCAAAGCTTTCCACAACAATTCTAGCTTTATCATCCGCATATTCTCTAATCAGGTGAGGGTCTTTCTTAACTGCGAAAAGGCTTGTATCAAAAATACTGTCAACAGCAAATAATACCTGCTCGGGATAACCTGACAGTAGATCAGAGATAAACTTGAGATCCTCACGATTTAACTCCAATCCTTTGAATTCAGAATACCGTTTTAGAAGGCCACGGCGCTCGTGAATATTGAGTTCTGGTATTTCTTCAAAATAGTATTCTGGATTTTTATTTGAAAAAGATTTATTACCTCTGAACTGTGAAGCAATACAGAATGTGAGATGTTCTGAAGGTTTAATACGGTCAACAATATCAACAAACCAACTAACAACGGAACTGCCTGGTTGGATTATAGCCCCTTTATCTTCAATTAAAATGCGTTCTTTTTCTTCGACAATGCTTTCTATCAATCTTACGGCAATATCGACTTTGTCGCTGATTGATGTTGTCATTAAGTTCCAAATTTCGCCAACATCAGCTAAACCGAGGTCATCAATCTTGAGAATGAAATCTTCAATACTATCTGTCGATTCCATTTGAATAACAGGGAAATCATATGATTCTCTGATAACAGATGATTTAGTTAGAGCATTTTTGATGAACGACTTCCTACCTATGTGATTTAATCCTGATGCGACAAATACTACTGGCGTTGGCTTGTCAAAGTCATCAAAGCGTTGCTCTACATTGGTTGTTTTCTCATTTCGACCAACATAAATTTTTTGTCTTTCTTTTAACGTTGGGTGAGTATTAAATGCGATTTCCCGAAGTCGAGCATTGATCTTTCTTACTACAACTTTAGCTTTCTTGATAGGCTGGATGTTGAAACCATCTTTCATCCACAGAGGGATTCTTTCGTCAGTGTAATCAATATTATCATCAATAATGATAGGGTAAATGCGTTGTATGTTACCTTCATCTACTCTTGTCTTAGCCAGTCTAATTTCTTCCTTAACCCATTCGGAATTTAGAGCTGAATCAGAAAGGAATAAAACAAACAGTGATGTATCATCAAGTCCATTGATAATTTCTTCCGCTGGAGACATACCTTTTTCGAAGGTTTGCTCATCAAAAATTCTAGTTTCTTTACGTAACCCAGAAGCAACTGATCGGACAAATTCTTTATCTCTTGAGCTATGTGATAGGAAGCACTTGATCATGCTTATCTCCAAATTATGCAATAAAACGAATAATCTCATGATTTTACGATATTCTGGTGGATATTGGAAACTACAGATTATGGGCTAAGGGCGATGTGGTAGGCACAAATTTGCACAGTGTTTTAAGTTCCACTGAAATATCACGAGGCACATACTGGGGTCAGATCTTGATTCTTGCCTACTCATTAGCTTTCGTTATGCAAATATTAGGATCGGTGAAGTTTGGTTGTATTAGGGTCAGCACGCTGTGGGGCAAAACTGAGCTATGCATAGTCGCAGATCGTTGTTGAACAATCACAACCCTTGACTGACTCTTTTCATCTACGAATTGCTGGCAAAGTTCCGACGAAATAGCATATGTCCGGCTTGAGTAACGGCTTGATAGTGTCCTTAGTTCAGAGCATTCCACATAATTTTCGAGATTAGAATGAATTTTGCTATACGTGATAACGGTAAATAGTGGTGAAATTACTAAGACAGAAATGATGATCACTTTGTTAATTTCACCGATTGGAAGTGATAGGTTAAACTCATCTTTGACTGAGTAAACAATGAGATAAATGCTAGCGATAACACCGCTAAATCCAGCCCATATATTTAAAACCCCAGAGACCTCAACACTTGAAGGGAGCAAACCAAAGGCTTGGTTTAAGTTCTTTGAAGTTATCCACCAACATAGCCACGTAACCAACAAGCACAGAACAATCCTTATATAGTTCATTGAGAATTGCTTTTTATGTACATCAAATGGATGCCTGTAGGGGTTATCTCGGTTAAGTCGCGGCTATAAACGTAACCGTACCTGTCCAATAAATCGAGAGAGTGATAAGTCCAGCCTGCTGCAAAGGCAACGCCTGCTAATGCAAAATAAATACACACTTTATTTGCCAACTGCATTGCTTTAGGCGAATACACTTCATTTATTTTTTTTCCTAAAAACAAAGCCTTAGGTGACATAAAAAGCATACTCAACAGTACACCTAAAACACCAACAGGGACCCATAATGTAATAACAGACAATCGAACGGTAGGTGCTTGATTCAAAATAGCGAAGTAATCTTCTAGCAAAAAGTCACAAATCCATAACCAACCCATTATGACAATGGTAAGTAGAGCAACACCCACAACTCGAATTTTATTACTCAAGAGCACTTTCTAACCCTCCTACAACCTTATCTGCAATCTTGTACTCTGACCAAACAGCTTCAATGGCAATATACGCAAACACGACCAGAATTGCTCCTGACATAATCGAAACACCATAAAAAGCAGCCGCAAACAGCGCGGCCTCACCAGCCCCAAATTGTACCAAAGCCTTAAACATGTCAGAGCCCACATGACCGAACCAATCCACTAGGTGATAATCATCTTTGAATACTAAGTCACTGGTCGCAATACTGGCAGATACAACAAACGTTAATACGCCAGCCCCTTTAAAATTCGCAGTCCTTGATTTAGGACTAAACCCAGCTTGCACCGATTTGAACGAGTTGAGTGGGTATTTCTTACCATTCATATTGATACGAGTACCGTTAACAAAGGCGTGCTTGAGTGCTTTCCCGTTCTTATCTGTTCCAGAGAACGCGACAAAGGTTTTACCTTTACTCTCCACCAAATCGGCTTTTATACCCATGTCTCCAAACTGTTTAGCAATAGAGCGAGCATTAAACATTGGCTCGGTATGGTTAAACCATGATTTAGCCGTGTTGATGCTGGCGGCTAAGGCAGCTACATCACGACCAGATTCAAGCCAAACGTTATGCAGTACCTTATGCGCATCCTCTAAATCCGTGATCAACACATGCTGATGATTCTTCGCCATTTCCTCTTCTAATGAACACTGTAAGCCAATTGAGTCAGCCAGCCTTTCTGATACCTGAGCTTTCGTTATGCCATAGTAATCAGCAATGCTCACACCCGCTGGGTAAGAGACAGACTGCGATTGCGCTGCTTGTGACGCTAGAACCTGTTCACTGACATAAGACTGGCTCTGTGGTGCTTGAGAGGTCGCCGGTAAAGCCGCAACCTTAACCTGTTCACTGCGGCCGTTTAATGATGACTGTCGCCATATTCCACGAGCTTGACCATAAGCCTTTAGATCTTCTTTTTTCATTTACATTCCAAAGCGTAAATATTGACAGTGACAATATTTACTAAAAAATTAGAGGTTGAGCCTCACCAATAGTGAAAGCGGGTATTCTACCAACTTGCTAAAGATATGAAACTGATAACATTTCCCTCAACATCACACTTCTATGGATAAGTAGAAAACAAGACTGGATGGTTGTAGCCCTCAGAGCTAGTGTCGTGGCATAGTTATTTTCATGGTAATTCAGCATGTTAAACATTGCACCAGAAGCAAAAACACTCGTACAGACTATCGTGACCTATTCGCGCTATGGCGTGGTTGAACCTCATATTATCGCTCGGCTACATCCAGAACACAGTGAACACCACATTGCGTTTGTATTAGAACAGCTCGCGCAGCAACCCCTCCCCGATTTACAGCAACTCACTAAAATAATTAGAAATACTGTATATAAACACAGTTAAGTTATGATAGACTCTTGAGGTGTTTTGATGCCTTGAGTACCTGAGACCCAACAATGTTGGAGAGGAAGCAGCAAAACGCCGCCAGCTATATGTTTAAACCGCTATAGCTGGCGGCTACCTATCGCTATTTGTATTCAAGGCTCTTGTTAACAGGAGATAAGAATGCACAAACACACCCTGCACGATGGTCGTGCTACATTAGTCAACGCAGATTGCTTACCGTACCTTAAAACCTTGGTGGATAACTCCGTCGATCTCATTCTAACCGATCCCCCTTATTTCCAAGTTAAACGCAATGCTTGGGATAACCAATGGCCTGACGTTCAATCTTTTCTTGCTTGGCTTGATGAAATCATTCTTGAATTCTGGCGAGTGTTAAAACCCTCGGGTAGCCTTTACCTGTTCTGTGGCTCCAAACTGGCAAGTGATACAGAAATACTGATCCGCAATCGCTTTGAGGTTTTTAACCATATCATTTGGGCTAAGCCTTCGGGCCCATGGCGGCGCATGCACAAACCAGATTTACGCATGTTCTTTCCTGCAACTGAACACATTATTTTTGCCGGGCATTATAACGCTGAGGGATATGCAAAAGGCTGTTCTGGCTACACCACTCAATGCTCTCAATTAAAAAAACAGGTCTTCAAACCTCTTATTGATTACTTTATGGATGCGCGTAAACAGCTTGGTGTAACCGCGAAAGAAATCAACGAGGCGACAGGCACACAAATGTGCTCCCACTGGTTTAGTGAAAGCCAATGGGCCTTACCAAATGAAGATCAATATCTGAAATTACAGAGGCTTTTTGATAAAAAACGAGGAGAACTGGTTAAATCGCATCATGAATTAGTCGGTGAATACAATGATCTGAATTCACAGTACCAAACGCTTGTTCGTGAATTTGACGGCTTAAAAGCAGAATATGAGCATTTGCGCCGCCCCTTTGGTGTCACCAGTGACGTTCCTTATACAGACGTTTGGCAATTTGCACCGGTGCAATATTATCTGGGTAAACACCCATGCGAAAAACCCCAAGCATTACTTGAACATGTTCTGTTATCCAGTAGCCGTGAGAACGATGTGGTGCTTGATGCCTTTATGGGAAGCGGCTCAACAGGTAAAGCTTGTTTAGCATTGAATCGGCGTTTTATTGGCATTGAAATGGAAGAAGAAACCTTCGACCTCACGTTGAATGCGATGAGAGAGAATTAAGCTAACCTATCAGAAAAAAGGAAAGGCGCGAAAGCGCCTTTATCCAGAATAAGAAACGCACAAAAGGCGTTTTGTTTACAGCAGCAAATGAAGGTGTTACTTGTTATTTGTCTCAAAATTAACGGAAAAATACTCAAAAAAAAGCGAGAGATAACAAACTTGCGAGCCACTACTTATTATCTAATACTTTTCTAAGCCATTTTCTCACGTTCTATTCGCTCCATCAGTGCCAGCATAGCCGCATTACGCTTGGCGCAAAGCCATTTAGTGATCGGCTCAAGCACTTCGTGATAGCGCTTAAACATGCTGTAAGTGCAAGCAAACTCACCAGAACACATTGCAGCAAAGCGCTGTTCATAATTCCATTCAATGCGTCCATTATTGCAGTGGCTACAAACTCGTTTATGACGGCATTCACTTAAATAAACACCCGAACCACCGCAGGATGGGCACACTTGGCCAAGTGGGTTCGTCGACTCTTCAATAGCGGTTCTAACCAATGCTACAAAAGCTTTTTCACATTTCTGGCCACGCCACTTTTGTGTTTGGTTTATCACCTCAAGCATAACCGCTTTTTCAAGCATGTTACGTGAGTGGTGATTATTCTGCATTTCGACAAACAAGATCAAAAAGCCTATGGGTGACTCTTTCCATGTAACGCCAACCATCGCCAACTGCTCTTCTAACGAGAATAAGCCTTTCCCACCACCATTGTGCATTTGTTCGTAATTCAGCCCTTTTAAATCGAATTTCGCTAATAACGTTTCAGGTCGCATTTATGCTACCTCCTATTTGTTGCGGTTATAGTCATTACGCGACTTAGCTCTAAAGCTTTCCCATGCAAATGAAACCCACTCTCCACCGTCATCGAGCAAGCGTTCTACCACTCGCTCACTAAGCAGGCTTTGCAGTTCTTCATACCCAAGGTTGGTGAGAATGCCGGTTGGTAAGTCGTTCGCCCAACGCGCATCGATGATCGTACTCAGCATGATATTTTCGTGATCGTTCTTGCGCTGCACTCCAACTTCATCAAGCACCAATAAATCGACTTTGCTCAGTACTTCAATAAACTTCGCTTCCGTCATCACACTACTTGAATTGTACTTATCACGAATTTTCAGCATCAAATCAGACACAGAGATCACCATCACTGATTTGCCACGTGCGAGTAGGTTATTACCAATGGCCGACGCAAGGTGATTCTTGCCCGTTCCCGTCGTACCGGAATACACAAAGCTGCGGTTGTGTGGGGCTTTCAGGAAATCCACCAACCACGTGTTGGCGTGGTTAAACGCTATTCGCTGGCCTTGAGTCTCGGTAATGTAATTATCCAAACGGCACTTGGCGTGTTTTTTACCAATACCGCTACGGCCAAGTGCGCTTTGCACTTTGGCAACTTGGTATTGCTGGAAGATCTTACGGCTGGTTTCCTCTTCCTCGCGCTTGCGAATTTCATCCATTTGGGCGCGGCTGTACGGCTGAATATGCGCTGGAATACGTGCTTGAAGATGTTGTAATGATGTCATAGTTACCCCCTGCTTTCCGGTAGTTGGTACTTAGAAATATCCATGCCTTCACGGTAGCTTTCACCGACTTGGGCCGTCGTTGAGGTATTACTCATACCCGCTCTAACCGCACCCCAAACACCCTCTTTCAGCTCAAACAACCCACTCCAATCGTTATCAATGGATTGATCAACGATGATCTTTTGAGCCTCAGCAACGCCTTTCGATAAGTTGAGCAGCTTGGTTATCGCAGCTTGCTCACTACGCTGCGACTTGTAAGGTTTCTTAAGAACTTTCTTGCGATACTCCAACCAAGCCGTCCACGCCGTTTGGTTAAGTTCGCTAGGCCAATCACTTTCAAGAATGAAACTCAAAGCCGTTTTGCGCTTAGGCGCATCACTCTTTTCTGAAGTAGTCTCTGGTAGTCCCTGTGTATTCTCTGTATTAGCTTGCAGGTTTTCCGCAGCCATGCTTGCAGGATTCCCGCACGCCTGTTTGCAGGAATCCTGCAAACTAGTTTGTTGTAAACATGCAATCAAGTTTGCAGCATTGATACGATAATGAAGTCGGCAAGGTACGCCGACTTTTTTCTCCTCCAAAATGCCTAAATTACGCAGTTTTTTACGTGCGGTTTCTAGCTCTGTTCGCGTCATGCCTGTTTCATCTTTCCACTCTTCAGCAGACTTATAAAACCAACCATCGGTATTATTGGTTCTTTTGCTCCAGTAGAGCGATTGGCTAAGCAACAAAGCCCCCGTCACCCCAATGCCAAGCCTCACAAAAGAGCGATGAAATGCCACCGGGCGATCTAAAAATTCAATCATACTGCCACCCTAGCTGCTTGCATTCTGTGGAAAATAGCCGCTGCTTCATCACGAGAAACGACGCGTTTACCTTCGGCAGTGGCATACATCCAGAAACGGATACCACTGATAAAAACGATATAAAGACTCATTGCACAAAGTTCTCTTATTCGGTGGTTGAAATGCATCGAGGTGGTCAGCCTTTTTGCGCAATTAAAGTTTCAATGTATTTGAGTAAGGGTTCATGAGAACCGGCACTCTCTTGGATCTCTTTGTAAGCGTCTCGAAGTTGGTCACGTGTGGCATGTTCTTTTAGCAACAGAACCGAGCGAAAAGCCTCTGACGATTCTTTACTAAAATTCGCCAACAATTGATCTCGGTTCACCATGCTATCGCATGAGCCAATGGCCGCGACTGAATAGCCCAATGGGTTTAAGAATTGATTCAACGCCACGGTTGCTCTTGCTTTTGGCATAGCAGAGATAATGGCAGGAAGTAGATCCATCACATTCGCCTTGGCTTCAATGCTGGTTCGGCTCATATAACGGAATAAGTTTTGCGTATTATTCAGGTTGTTTGCTGCCGATGGCACTTTAAGAATGTGCTCTCGCTGGCAGTCTTCCTCTTCATAGATTTTCATCTTGTGGTAACAACGGGAGATAAATTCCGCGATCTGCTCTTTAGTGGCATCACTTCGCCAAGCGACAACAGCGTTATGCATAACGCTTTTCAAACTAGGTTGCATGCATATTCCTTACTGGTTGTTTATACAGAATGTTGGTGATCATGCTAAATGGTCAGCATCTTGTATTCTCTTCATGGTCAGTTAATAAATCTTTAATCGATACTTCACCTCCTGTAGCTTCAGATATTGCACGGATATATCTTGCAGGTGCTTGATGCTTACGATTAATCCAGTTCCATACATGGGATTGACTAACACCTAATAGCTTTGCTAGAGCGGTCTGCCCTCCTAAGATTTCAATGGCTCGTTGTATGGCGGACATTATAAAACCCCAAAATAACTAACTTTAGTTGTTATTTAAAAACACATTTAGGCAATTGTCAATTAACACATTTTGTTGTGATAATGAAAAGGTCTCCACAACCGTTCTCACCACCACTACAAGGAATGCAAAATGAGCTTAGCTGAGCGAGTCAAACACCGACGAAAGCTACTAGGTTTATCTCAAGCTTCTCTGGCTGAACTCGTCGGCGTTGCGCAGCAATCAATTTTCAAAATCGAGAATGGCGTTACAACTAAGCCTAGAAATATCATTGCATTAGCAAAATCTTTAGAATGCGATCCGTCTTGGTTGTTGACTGGAAAAGGTTTCTCAAACCCTGAACAAGTTTCTGAAAATACAATTATGCCGCTGTTAAAAAGGGTTCCTTTGATTAGCAATATACAAGCGGGAAACTGGAAAAGTGTTCAGTTAAATCTTTCAGAAGAAGAGGTGGAATGGCAGTTTACTCCTGCAAAGGTTAGCGATGATGCATTTGCATTGAGAGTAACAGGAAACTCAATGACCAATCCGTTTGGCTCGCCATCGATACCTGATGGATCAATTGTAATAGTTGAACCATGCTCTGCTCCCGATAGTGGTAAAATTGTTGTGGCTACGCTAAACGATGAACCACAAGCTACTATAAAAAAACTTGAAATTGATGGCCCAAATAAATTTTTAGTCCCGCTAAATCCAAGTTATCAACCAATCCCTATCAACGGTAACTGCCGTATAGTTGGCTTTGTAAAACAAGTAATTATGGATTTATAGCAACCCCCAACAAAGATCACTTCAAGATAAGCCTGCACAACGCAGGCTTTTTTATACTCGAAACAAACAACTTTAGGTGTTGACATAAAATACGCACTAGGTGTAACTTAAATAACAACGAAATGTGTTGAGAAGATAACAATGGGAAAATTAGCATTAGAAACTATCGGTAAAACACTCGAAGGCTTTAAGGCAATTCAGTTACATAAAACGAGCTTTGAGCAGTTCCTGGCGAACATGCCTAAATCAGACCCGTTCTACGATGAGCTAAACCAACTCATCCAGCTTAGTAACCAATGTGAAAAGCTAGAAATAAACGTTGGTGATGAGAGCCTGAAGATCATCAACCAATTCAACGCTCTTTCTGACCAATTGAGCAATAAACTGAACGCCATCGGCTAACTAGAACTTTGTGCAATGAGCTAGGCGACCTGAGCAGCCACAATTTTTTAACCCTTTGAAAGGAAAAACAAATGAAAGAACTACAGCAAATCGTTAATGAACAAATAAACACCATGATCTCTACAGGTGCTATCGAGCAAATGATTGCCGAAAAGCTTAACGCCACAATAAAAGAGTGTGTCAGCGACACCATGCGTTCTTATGGTGATTTTGCCAAGTCAATCAAAGGGAAGATTGAAGAATCATTCAACGCTAGTCTTAGCGAAATCACAATTCCTGAATACAACCAGTTTATCAGTGACGTAGTGATTGAAAGCTACACCGAAGCCATGAACACTACAGCCAAAGCGCACATGAAAGTGCTACTTGATGAAAAGTTAGCACCTGTTCCCAAAGAAATGACTGCCCAAGCACTTCTTGATGAGATCCAAAAACATTGGGCAGATGACGTCCGACAATACGGACATGAAGAGATTGAAATCGAGTGGGAGGAAAGTGATAACGCTATCTTCTTGAAAGCCATTCACCCTGAACATGATTGGAATTTTATAAAAGTAACTTGTTATAACCACCGTGAACCCGATTCAAAAACCTACCACATCGGTTATATCAATCAAGATGATAAAGCCATCAGCGGATGCATCACAGGAGCGACTTACGCATTAGGCTTGGCTGGGTTCTTCTATAAACTTTATTGCGCTCAAACAAAAATCACTGGCTTTGATTCTGTTTATGGAGAAAACATTTACGTCGGTTGGGACTAAATAGAAAACCCCCGTCGGTGACCAAACCAACAGGGGCTAACTTTGTGCAATGAGACTTAACGCCTCGCAATCAGTATATAACTGGCTGACCACCAATTTCAAGTACTTAGGCTGATTGCTGGGTTTCAACCAAAAAAAGGAAAGTGCAATGAGTACTGTGAATACACGCAACTCTTATGAAGATTTTATTCATAAAAACGTAAAACACATTTTACTTGGCGAAGGGTATGAACCTTCTGAAGTCATGCGAGCATCAGACCTCGCAGTGAGTACTTACCGAACCACAGCATCATTTGGAGGTTCACGCGGAGGTAAATGCTTTGACTACTGCTTATCTCGTGCTCGGCAATTACTGTCACCAGTAAAAAAGCAGGCGGCTAAAGCAAGGAGTAAGGCGAAAAAATGAGTACTGAACGCCAGAAGAAGCTTGCGGCCATACGTGCCCAGCGCTTAAGAGACAGGCGCAAGGCCAATGGTAACAATGACATTCGGCTTACGTTATCACCAAGCGAATTGAATAAGCTCGATACCATTTGCCAGTTTTTTGCTTATCCAACTGAGCCCTATGCTCAAATTGAAGCCTTACAATCGCTCATTCACCGTGTACATGCGGAGATTCCAGTGATTGAAAAAGAATTGGGCTGCTGTAGTAAGTGCGGTGAACAACTCCCACAAGGTTGCGCCAAGCTACGTGCAGGCGGGCTGTTTATGGGTGATGCCATGTGTTGGCACACAATCAACCGGGTACGCTTGATACCACAACACAAGGGGATAGCGTATGACTAGCTTTATCGTTTATGCCGTAATTTGTGTCGTGTTTTATCTTTGTTATATGAATAAACCAGCTAAAAAAGGAAATTGAAATGGCCACTCAACAATTTACAACGACTACCATCCCACGCATGTTCATCAGCGATAAAGAAGTTCGCGAACTGTTAGACATTAGCCAACCTACCCTTTGGCGCTGGACGCAAGATCTAGGCTTCCCAAAAAGTGTGAAAGGCATGAAAGGAAAACGCCCATACAAAGAGTTCATTGCATGGGCAGAAGAAAGAGGAATGGTCTGATTGTAAGCCCTTATAGTACTAGTTACTGTAAGGGCTTTATTGTTTAGTTTGTCGAGTCTATATTTTACTATCACTGCAATATGCTATCCCCAAAACATCAAAATGCAACGTCTTTTGCTAATCTAAATAGTCATTAATCAAACCATAATCAAATTCAGGATCGCTCTTACTAAACCTTTTTGATACATAAAATATATCTTTTCTCTCGCGAGCAGTTACTGCTAAATCGTTATCGACAACAATAATTTGATAATTTCCACCTTCTTTATTGGCATATTCAGCAATAGATAATAATTGTTCATATACTCTTTCATAAACCTTTTGATCTGATGACACATCATCATTATTTACATCTTGACTACGATAGCGACCAATATTATTCCCCGGGGTATCTATCATCATAAAGGTTGGAAAGTTTGAGTTATATTTCAATGAATATAATAGCTTTGATAAATAAATACCTAAAGAAGTTATTGTTCTAACTCCACCAGATGTAAGTTCAGTAAAAAACTTATGCCTAACTAAATAATCCAGTCTATCATCAACCATTGAAGACTCAACATTATTCAACAAGCTATTAGTCATGTACATATTAAATTCTTGACTTAGTCTATTAACAACCGTCTCGCTGTCTTCTGAATTTTCCATAGCATTGATCAGGTCACCGCCTAATCTTCTCATTATCTTTTCAATATTATTCATTTCTACAGAGATAATATCTAGCCTATTGACAATAGACCTGTCTCTAGCAAGAATTTTCTTATTTGATAGTAAATCAACTTTCTGTTTCTCAAGGAGAGAAATTGACTCTATAATTTCTGAAACTTCTTTTGCATATTTAGTATCAAATGAATATTGTATTTCTTCAATTCCATATCGTGCTTGTTCTATTTCCTTAGCGTTAGAATCGATGGATTCTCTAACTTCATCTATTAGAGAATTTAAGTTCCTAATTTTCCTATCTAACGATTTTTTCTCTGAGCTTAAAATACTAACTGGTATTCTTGATTTTTCTACATCTCTATTTTGTGGGATATTACATAGAGGACACTTAATTTCTGTAGAATGAATAGAATGAAAGGTAGATTCAACCTTTATAGACGTTGATATAGATCGACGTTCTTCGAGGTATGAATTCCTTAACTTTACATAACTAGACAAATCCGTATTGTAATCTTTATTTTTTTGCTGAGATTCCTCAATTAACTTACTGTATTTCTGAAGTCTATACTCGATTTCTTTTGTCATACCAGACGCTTTTTTGTAATCTTCTTTCAATAAATATACTTGACTATCTAGCATATTTACAGCGTCATTATTTTCTTCTTCTTTTTTTTCAAAGTCGATAGAAAAGTCGAAGTTAACCCTATTCAAAAACTTAGTTATTTCATTATATTCCCGTTTTTTCTCATTTAGCTTTTCTTGTTGCTTTGCTATTGCAGCTTCGAGCTCAGAGATATTTTGATTATGAATGTTAAACAAAAACTTCATTATCTCTTTATGCTTAACATATCTATACTTTTCATTCATATTAAGCAATGAATCTGATGCTATATCTTTTTGTTTAAGGTATAAAAACTTCAGTAAGTCTTTAAAACCAACTCTATGCATCGTTGAATCAGTTTTACTTGGTGAGATCTTAACTTTAGTAATAGGTAATCCTAATAGATCCATTATAAAGAAAGATATGTAACCATCGGGCGCATCACCATTTAAATCAGGAGATAATATTATTGGAGCAATATCTGGATTGACAACCCCTCGATATCCTTTAATATATTGTTTTCTGTTAAATAGTTCACGTTCAAATATGTATGTATCATCATTTATTTCGACAGTAATCCTTGCAGACCTTGCACTTTCCTCAAGCTCATCATAACTATCAAGACTTGATGCTCCTAAGCAATATGAAATCAAGCTCAATATACTGCTTTTACCACAATCAAGGTCACCCCATATTATATTAATACCAGAATTAAACTCTATCTCGTAATTTTTTCTAGTCCCTAGGACTGTCAATTTTCTTATAATCAAACTAGGTGAATTATTCATACGAAGCCTCAACTAAAGATGAAAACAACTCTTTTTCAGACTTACTAACGCAAAATTTCAATCGCTTTATATTTTCTTTCCACGCAAGAATAAGAGGGTCGAATTCATTTATGTCAATATAAGTTTCAACAGACAGTAAGTTATAGTTTTTATCTATATTAAATTTAAGAATATCTAGATTACAGAGCTGTATAACATAGTCTTTAACCAATTGCCCCTGTATTGACTCTCTTATACTGTCTCTATTTTTATAGGAAAAACCTTCATCTATACTTTTAAAGCTAGTATCTATAGATTTGTTATATTTTAGTAGTATGCTCTCTACTATACTTTCGCTCACTATAGCTGCATTAAAAAAACAAAGCTTTTCCATCGTTAATACTAAGCGACCATTTGTATTTGACTGCAACTCTCTTACAATTAAATAGATCCTTGTCATATTTACTGTAGGTTCACTCAATACATCTAAATATGGCATATAATTAGCGTCATCAAACTCCATCATGAGCCTCTGATATGTTCTTATTACACCAAACAACTTCTTGGTCGACCATATTAGCTAATTGGTGAAGCATACCTATCTTCTCTAAGAAAGATACGCTTTCAATAGCAGAGTCTAAAATAGTAGAGTCTTTGTCCTTTATTTCACCATGTACTTTATAAACCAACTCAGAACTATCAATTTTATTTTCATCATAAAGATAGAATTCATTCTGATATATGAACTTTATCTTGTCATACAACTCGTTTAATCTATCAACACTTCTCTTATTTAATCGACAAGCTATCTCAGCCTTAAAATATGACTCTTTCGACGATTTAATCAAGCTAGTATTAACATCAGCAATAATTAATTTTATTACAAACAATTCTTTTTCATAACTTTTAAGCTTGTCTATTTTGCTATACTTAAAATCCTTTTCGATCACTATCTCAGATACTCTCTCTTTGACAAAATCTCTTATTAAGATAAATGATGTGTTATTTTTACTGGCTGGTTTACATATGCTGGTATGATCTTCATCGTTAACTTTAAATACATCTGCTTCATCAGCACTGTTTGGAACAGCGCAATGCGGCAAGACCACTTCATCATCTAATGAAACTAAGTACCTTGACTTGGGTAAATGACTTTTGTTTTTACTCCATTCCTTCTCAAGATTCATAGTTTGCTCATTAAGGGGTTGGAGTTCAGTAATATGCTTGTTTTTACTAAATGAAAGAAACAAGGCTTGTAGGGAACCATGGTGGGGGGTAGCAAGGGAAATATATGATTTGATATTGTCCACTGTCCCACTCTTGAGTTGAGACAGTATCAAACTTTTTGCAACTAACCCTCCCATACTATGGCCTATTAGGATAATCTCTCGATGATCATCAAACCTAGCTCTCAATTCCGACTCCAGACCACTAGCCAACTGACCTATCGTTTTATTTTTACGTACTTTTTTACTCTTTGACAGTATTTCTAGAGACCCAAAAATTGGTAGCTTACTTAACAAGCCAAATGAATGCTTAGATACGAAGCCATTCATGAATTCAGTAATCTTACTGAAGTAGTTGTACTCAAAAAAATCACAGTACTCAGAAATTACAGCATCATCTTCGCGTAAAAGCTCTTGTAATGACTTACCATCATCATTCACCCAAGTATCTGTGTTCCCTCTCAAACCGTGTATAAAAACAACTGCTACTCTATCCATTATATACCTCCTAGCGCATAGTGATATGCTATTCAATTAAATGTCAAGAAGCCTTTAGACATATCCTCATAAAACCATGATAATTTTGATATTTATCTATATTTCGAATGCTGATAGTGTTGTGTCCTAGTGAATTTGGCCACTTGATTAGAGGTCTTAAAATGCACCTAATAACATGACAGGTGAAACTATGACCAAGCAAACCAGACGTACTTTCAGTGTGGAATTTAGACTCGAAGCAACGCAACTTGTTCTCGACCCAAACTACACCGTTGTCTAAATCGCCACTAGTATAGTAGCTACTTTTGGTATGACTAAAAGTATGTCAAATCACTCCACTTTAAAACAATGAATCAGCTAGACGTAACTACGAATAGGGCAAAAATGTGCCCGTTATATCTTCATCCAAAAGTCAGCTAAGTCGTGCCAACCAAAACTTCAGACCAATCTCTATAAGCTTCCTTTTGCTCACTCAAGTAGTCGTAATCTAGGTAGTGGCTCTGCACACCCCTGTGAACCTTATGCCCTAACATAGTCTCCGCCACGTGGAATGGGACACCCATCGCTTCCCACATGTTACGAGCCGTTCTTCGCATATCATGGTTTGTTGTTCGTGGAAAACCTGCCGCTTCTATCGCGTCAGCTAACTTGTTCCCAAACTCCACAGGTATATTTGGTGACATTGGCCTGTCTTCCCCTTTATTCACGGGTGGAAACATAATCTCGAACTCTGGCCATATCGCAAATTGATTGTGGATGACCTCTACGGCTAATGGTGGAATTGCGCGGCGAATCGCACCACCCTGCTTTTTGCGGATTTTGTTGTTCTCTTCTGGAACTGTCCAAACCAAGTTATCTAAGTCAAAGTCTTGCTTCTTTGCCAAGCGCAGCTCGTTGCTTCGGTTGGCAAATATCATCATTAAACGTAGAAAGTTTTTATTGCTTTCATGTACGGCAATATCATCAATCGCTTTCCAAAGCGCTTTCACCCCAGCTTCGTTCTGTTTGCCTTTTTTAGTGTCTGTTTGCACACCCACGTCGGCTTTTTTTACTTCAGACAAAACGTTGTATTTCAGTAAGCCATGACGAACCGCATACGAGAGCACTTGTTTAAATCGAGCCATGAGGTTTGCGGAATGCTTTGCGCTAACACGTTGCTTTGCTTTTTTGAATATCGGCATGAAATCAGCCAATTCTAGATGCTTGGCTTGATGCCGCCCAAGGTAAGGGCTGATGTCTGTCTTGAACATCTTCTGCAGCGCTTCCCACTGCTTTACGTTGTCTTTGCCGTGGTTTTCTACCCAGTAGTCAATTAAGTCGTCTATGGTGCTTGGGAGGGCTTTTTCTGAAAGGTTAACGCCAATGCGAGGATCAACACCCAACATAACGAGTTCAGCTTTCTTATCACGTTCACGCAATGCGTCACGCATTTTCATTGCCGGGTATTCACCAAGCTTCATTTTGATCGGTTTGCTTAGGTAAATCACCCGGTAAATCCAAGTGATTTTTCCCTTAGGGCTAACGCGCACACCTAAACCGTCACGGTGAGTGACTTCGGGTTTCCCCTTATAGGGTTTCCCTTGGGTGGCTCTAAGCCAAGCGTCTGTAATTGCCAT